CGGTGACCTCGGTCAGGGCTGGCGCGGTGAAGGTGGCGTTCGCACTCACATCGACGGAGCCGGTGACCTCGGGGAGGGCTGGCGCGGTGAAGGTGGCGTTCTCCCTCACATAGACGTAGCCGGACTTCGTGAGGGCTGGCGCGGTGAAGGTGGCGTTCGCACTCACATCGACGGAGCCGGACTTCGTGAGGGCTGGCGCGGCAATGGAATAGCCCTCCATGACAACAAACCCCTTTTCCCCGTCAATATTGGAAACCAAGGGATGCAGTGACTTGATAGTTTCGCCATGAGAATGCAGGGAACGCACCGCGATCTCTTTGGCGACCTCATGCGGGCACTTCTCGTGAATAAGCGCCTTCCAGCGTAGATCAGCATATTCCTCCCCCGCGAACGCTCCATCGCCCGTCAGGCCCCAGCCGGGTTCGTCCAAAGCACGTTTCAGGTTCTTCGCCAGCACTTTAGCGGCATCAAGCACCACCTGCGGATGATCGCGACCGCGCAAAATTGCTTTGATGTTTTCAGGTACCTTGCCTTCGCCATCCCACTCATATTCGAAGAACCGGGCCTTGTCCCGCATTTCGCTCCTGGCGTCATTTTCCGTGAGCTTGTAGTGGGCAACAATGCCCGAATGGGAATTGCTAGGCAGGTGGAAAACCTGACCGTTGGCGGTAATGACCGCAGAGAAGAAGTCGCACATATATTGGTTTGTGGTGTTTTGTGGTTGGTATTGAGGTAAAAATCAGGCTGCCCGTGCGCTGCGCAGGTCCGCTGCATCCATGCGGGCGATGACTCGGCGGGTGCTCTCGCTGAGTTCTGCGCCGAAACGCTCCTGCACGTAGGACTCTGCCTCCTCCCACAGGCCGGCTGCGAGGTGCTCGCTCACGGACTGGCCGCGCACGAGGATGTCATTGAGGCTGTCCTCGGTGTGGTCGAGCTCCAAGGGAAAATGGCCCGGCCAGGGAGCGAGTTCACCAACGACATCGCCCTTGAATTGGGGATTGCGCACGGTGTCCAGCGCGGCATGCACCTTGTCGGTTTGCTCCTGCAGTGCGCAGGCGAGCTGGTGGAGCTGCGTGGCCAGGGGATTGCTGCCGTGACCGTCCGGTTTGATCACGTGGAGTAGAACGTCAATATCGTAGTTTTTCATGTGTTTCGATTGGGCTAGGTTCAAATAGCAGGAAATGTGAGGAGCTGGCATTCACCAGCGCGGATCGCGAAGGCCGAACCACCCAAAGAGGGCGATCAGCAGCAGCACCAGCAGGCAGGCCTCGGCCATCCCTCGCAGGAATTCAGGGTCAGCACAGCCTCGGTAAGATCGGCGAAACGCCTGCCTGCGGCACCCATTGCGCCGCATCCGCTGAATCTCCTGGTGGTTCATCCAGGCGCGAATGGCCAATAAGATGAGCATGAGGGCAAGGGGGATGGCGAGAAGGAGGAGTGCTTTCATGGCTGGGTGGTAGAACGTGGTTGGTTATGGTAATTGCGATTCTAGCGAGTTTGTGCGGCCAGCACCCTGGGCAGGCTCCAGGCGGCATCCCAGCCGCGACCGCCAGCAATGGGCCGTAGATTGAGCTTCGAGCACCGCTTGCGCAGGTTTTTGAGTTTCAACTGCTTGGTCTTTCCGCCCACTTTCAGGTGGTCAATCAGCTCCTCGGTGGAGAAGTTGCGGATCTGTGCGCCACTCATCCGCTCACTCAGCTCCTTCAATTCCTGCTCAATGCCTTCGAGGCGCTGGAGGTCGCAGCGGATCGCGACGAGCAGCTCCAGCACGGAATCAGAGGATTTGTTGGTGGCAGGCATTTACTTCTTTGCCTCCTCGCCTTTGGCTTTCGCGATTGCGGCACGGCAGGCAATCACAAGGGTAGAGCCGCTATTAGCGCCATCGCTGTCGAGGCGTTGGACCGTCAACTCACACGCCGCCAGCAGTTCGGGTCCCGCTGCAAACAGCTTCGCGGTATATCCCTCTGTCTCGCAGGTGTCTCCCGGTTGGCCGTTTTCGATGGTAGCCACATCCCAACCCTTTGATGCCACCAACGGTCCCGGCGTGTGCAGAAACGCGTTCACTTCGTGGCCTCCTTCTGCTTGCGCTTGCGGGGCTGAGGGGCTGGGAGCTGCGTTGATTGAATGTGGGAGCCGTTGCACACATCCTCATTCAGATATGTCGGAGCCTGTAATCCGAGGAAGGCGAACGCCTCAAAAGCGAGTTGGGAGCCGAGGCTGCGGCGGTTAGCCCTCGCTCGTTGCTTGAGCGATGCATGATCTTCACGCGATAGAGTTGATACGACGTTTGGCATTGTTTTGGCGGGTGGGATGTCACCCATTATTGCAAGGTGGGATGCCACCCGTCAACATGGATTTTGAATTATTTTAAATTTTCTTGAATGGGTGGGATGTCACCAGTATGGTTCTCGATGGCAAACCAACGAAGCAAAGACAAAGTGAAGGTGCAGACCTATCTTCACAAAGAAGATGAAAAGCTCCTCCGCGAGACAGCGAAGTCTCATGGATATAAAAATCTGGCAGAGTTCTTCCAGGCCGTAGCCCACGGGGTCGTCAAGGTGCCTCCAGCCACCAAGGCATTGGTCCTAACAGCCATGGGAAGCCAAGGCGGCTCTGGCTGTTTGTGGTTCATCCTCGCAATCCCGGCGGCGCTCTGGATGCTGCTCTGATCACACATACCCCCACGAAGCCGAGCACCGGGGCAAAACCCAAGAAATAACATGCGTCAGCGCAGCCCATGCCCTCGCCAGCAAGACAACCTCATCGCAGGTGTCGTGATAGCCGCACTGATCGGCATCATAGCTGGCCTCCGCTCCTTGTGGCTGTGGTTGGTGGGTGCTTGAAGTGTTCACGCGAACATTGTCGCGGAAAATCATTCAAGCGCAAATGCCTGCCTGTATGACAGTCGAATGTGAATAACCTCGTAGGGTTTTCATCTTGCGCTCCGTGCGGCAGTGGCAGGAACTTTAATCTGCTGAATTTCAACAGTTCGAGCATCCGCACGGATTACTAAATCCGTACTGGGGTTGACAGTGTACCAGTTGTACACCACTGGTACCGCGCCGGTGCCACAGTGCCAGCAACCCTAATCCTAAAGTGAACGAGATCCTGAAATTCATAAGCGAGGGAGTTTTCAGCATTATAAATGTTGCTGCTCCGTCCTTTCAGAAAGTGGTGTACCAGCCTCCGGCTGCGTACCACGCCAGAGTCATTGTGGACATGCGGAAAGCATATGACAAAGTGAAGGATGGCGAAAAGGAACACGAATCCAGCGAAGCACTACGGGCTGAGGGTGCCACCGCAAGCGGAGCTTCAACGGCTGGTTGATCGCGTTGTAGAGGCTCGGCTTTCAACATTTTCTGTCACAACGGAGCAATATCACTCCGGCCCTCTGCCAACTGCTGAGAAAACAGAAAAGTACGAACTCATCCACCCAGGTTTTACAGACCGCTGGATTGCCATGTCAGAGCGTGAGCAGGAAATGAATCATGGCACCGTTAAAAGGCGGGATATTCTCGGGTTTATTCATTCTTTGTGCGCCTTGGTAGTGACCACTTTAATCATACTCACGTTTGTTGGCGGCGGGGTGTTTCTAATTCACAGCGGGAAATCAATGGAAGGATTCGGCACCATTGGTGTTGCTATCGCCTCGGTCATAGGGGTGCTTCGCTATAGGGCGACACATTCTGAAGGAAAAAAATAGGCCAACAAACTCGGCGAGTGGACGCTGCAATCGAATGGGTGGAGTCGAAAATATGACACATCCATGACACACGCGGGGCTGTATGCCTTGATTTATCAGGGATTGCATAAAGGTTCGAGTCCTTGCGGGGTAACCACCTCACTCCCTACGTACGTAGGGAGAAGAGCTTTGCAAAATCTCCCGAATGCCCCCAAAAGCGCCCAAAAGCGCATTTCTTTTGACACATTCTGACACATCGGTAGGGCTCCTTTATGAAGCTCAGCCAGCGCAAAAACCCATCGGGGAAAAAGGTGTGGGTGCTTGATCTTGGGCGTGGCCCCGGCCAGCGCAAAGCCTATGCGTCCAAAACCAAGGCGCAAAACGCCCTTGATCAGGAAAAACACCGGCGCACTCGACACGGCGAAATGCTCGACAGCATCACCCCCGTGGAAATGGCCGAGATCATCGCCTCCAGGGCAAAAGCGGCCAGCGGTGGCTTCACCATCAGCCAGGCCGTCGATCACTTCATGGCGCACGGCAAACGCCTCCAGGAATCACTGCTGCTGCCCGATCTGGCGCAAAGATTCCGCGCCAGCCGCGAAAAGCAGCGACTCAGCCCGAAGTACGTTGATCAGTTGCAGGTGGCACTCAAATCGATCAGCGAACGATTTCCTCTCGCTTACGCCCACGAACTCACCGCCAAGGATGTCGATGCGTGGCTGAACTCGGGATCATGGTCACCCAAGACAAAAAAGAACTACCTCGGTGACGTTTCGGCCATGTTCGTGTGGGCCATGCTACCCGCTCAGGGATTCGCCCGCGTGAATCCCTGCAAAGGTGTCGAGCTGGAGCGAAAGAAACGGCGCGGCAAGGTGTCCACGCTCACCCTTGAGCAATCCGAGCAGATGCTGCGCACCGCCGCAGAGCAGGAAAACTGGCGCGTCCTCGCCTTCTGCACCCTCGGTCTGTTCGGCGGGCTGCGGCCCGATGCCGAAGCGGCAAACCCCTTGTTCACCTGGGCCGACATCAATTTAGAGGCTCTCACCGTGCTGTTGACCCAGGAAGTCGTGAAAACCGGCCCCGGCCGCGTTGTTGACCTCTCAAAGAACGCCGCCGCGTGGCTGGCGCTCATTCCTCCGGATCTGCGCAAGGGGCCGGTCGTGCCGTCGAAAAACTGGCAGGAGGTCTGGATGCGTTTCCGGCATAACCTCGGCTGGCGCGTGGCGACTGATAAAGGCGTCGTGAAACGTGGTCTCCGACCCGTGGAGCCTGTGCATGGCGAATGGCCCAAGGACGTTCTGCGCCACACCTACGCCAGCATGCACTACGCCCACTACCAGAACGAGGCACTCCTGCAGGTGCAGATGGGGCACACCTCGCGCAAAATGTTGCATGAGCACTACCGCGCCGTGCGGACCCGGCAAGAGGCCGCTTTATTCTGGGCGCTCAGCCCTGCGAGCCTTTCCGCTTGAAAAGATTGCCCACTGACCCGTTGCATTCAGACCACCACCGGAATGAACGAAACCGACTTTCACCTTGTAGCGCATTCCCCGCTCGTTCACTTCGAGACGTGCGCCAAGGTGCAGAACGCGACCACGAAGAAGCTGGAGACGCCCCAGGCCAATGTGCTCCAGAGGCGAATGGCTGAAGCCATTGAGGTTCTTACCGCGCTGGGCATTCCGGCTATCCGCATCATCGTGACGAAAATCCGCCAGTGCGGGGGCACGACGTTCAGCGTGGAAGTGATTTACCACCTGTGCCAGCAGCGGAACACGGATGCGCTGATCCTCGCCAACATCGCCGCCAACAGCCAAGGCATTCTGGAGCGCATGCGCACGTTCAGCGAGAATGACTCCTTCCCCTGGCACAATCCCCTCAATCCCCGCGAGACCCGCATGAAGTGGCAGAATGGGAGCACCGCCACCATCACCAGCGCCGAGTCGATGAATCCGGGTATCTCGAAGCCGCGGCAGGCGGTGCTGTTCAGCGAGAGTGCGAAGTATCCACGCGGCGGGGTGAAGGACGATAAAAAGATCATGGCCTCAATCCTGCCGTCGCTCAATGACGCTGGTATCGCGATCGCTGAGAGCACGCCAGACGGTGCGAGCGGCTGGCACTACGAAACCTGGCAGAAAGCCTTGAGCCTAGACGACTATCTCGCCGCCCGCGCCGCCGGAGAGAACACGCCGGGCAACGGCTGGGTGAAGGTCTTTGCCGCGTGGTTCGAGTTCGCGGAGAATGTCAAGCCCGTCACCGATGCCATGTGTGCCAAGATAGACGCCACTCTCACACCCCGCGAGGCCAATGGCCGGCGGCGGTATGGTTGGACGTATGAGCAAATCGCTTGGCGGCGTGCCATCATGGACTCCGAGTGCTCCAGCTCTGAGGACACCTTCGACGAGTTCTACCCCGAGGATGACGTGACCTGTTTCCTTTCCTCGGGCCGCCCGCGTTTCAATACCGCCGTCCTGCGCCGCCTGGAGCTGAGCGCCGCTCTCCACACCCCAGACGTGGGCTCCCTGGTGGAGATTGGTGAAACCGTGGAATTCCAGCGTGACCCCTCAGGATTTGGCAGTTTCCAAATCTGGGAAAAGCCGCAGGTGGGTTGCAGCTACATCGTGTGGTGCGACCCCATGACGGGGGAAGATCAGGCCGAAAGCGGCGATCCAGACCGCCACTCCATCGGCGTCCTGCGCACTGCGTATATGCAGGCCGGGGGCGCGACCTACAAAGACGCCGTCGTTGCCCGCGTGCGCCCGCCGTTCACCGGCACCACGCAGTTGACGGCGGACTACATCGCCCTGCTGTCCGCGTACTACGGTGGTGCGCTGGTGGTGCTGGAGGTGAACATGGGCCTGCACGTGCTGGAGCGGCTGAAAGACGCGGGCGTGCCGCTGTACAAGCGGCAGGTCGTGGACCCCTTCGACCGCGAGAAGCAGAGCTACATGCTGGGCTGGAAGTTGAAGGACCGTGATCAGCGGCGTGACGTGATTGACAGTCTGGCGCTGGCGTTTCACAACGAGACGCTCGATGTGTTCTGCCCGCACATTCTCGGCGAGTGCAAAACCTTTGTGATGGACAAAAACGGCAAGGAGACCGCACGCAGCGGCTGCCACGATGATGACGTGCTCGGTCTGGCCATGGCGCACCGCTGCAAAGGCAGCGCGACCCTCTACAAGCCCTACATCCGCCG